ATGCGTTGCGTGATACGTGGTCATCAGGTAGGTTAGCATACTTTTCTAAAATACAACTCGCCGCTTTGTGTTGTGAACAATGTTCTTCAAAGTATTGCATCGCCGAAATGCAATTAGGGAAGTTGCCTACGTACTCATTATCTGTATAGCTTCCTGATAAACTGACTACGAGAATAAAGATTCCCTCGCCAAGCATATCAGTACCCCCAATAAGTTTGAGTGTCTTTGCACTCGCAATTAGATTTATGACAGCTCATACATTTTTTAGTTAAACCCATCTTAATATTTTTATCATCTTCTGCTACGATTTCATCTTCCCATTGTTGTTTTAGTTCATGTACTGATACAAACTTACTATGCTCTATCATTTTAGCCATGTTAACAATCTCCATAGTTATCCCCATATCCGCCCTCGCAAGTAATAGGTAAATCTTTTCCCCACTCAGGTGGTATAGACATTTGTTTCATAATAAAATCTAAAGCCTCTTGGCTTTCTGTTTTAGGTGCTACACACACTACAGCATCATGAACTGTGAGTAAGGGCCGGTACTTAGTATTAATCTTTATCATCTGTTCCCCTATTACAATCCTAGCTAATGCTTGTACTACATTTTCTACTACAGAACCTCCCCATATACCTACTTTTCCTCGTCTTGACTTATAAACAAACTCACTGCGAGTCCCTGACACGTCTTTCTCAAGTTCAGGGTACCTCAGGTATAAGCTATTTGGTAGCTGAATTCCCTCTTTAGAGACTCTAAGCACCTTGTGTTTACCTAAATAATAGGGTTCTTTAGTGCCCCATACAGCTATATCCTCTAAGGCTCGGTCACATTCTTTCCATAAGTCAATAACTTCATGGTTTAAATCTCTATAAACTTTAACTAAGTTTTGACATTCCATATCCGATAGCTTAGCACTAGGTGGTTGAGTTTCTAAAGTGTGTTGTAGTTTCTTCCACCCTGTACCATATCCTAATCCTAGTATACAAGTCTTACCAACAAAACGTTCGACCTTATTTCTTTTATCTATCTTCTTGTTATATACCTTAGACGCAAAGTTAGAATATACATCTTCTCCCTTTCTAAACTGTTCAACAACATCTTCTTGACCTGCGAGCCATACTAGTATACGAGCCTCAATTTGTGATGAGTCTACATTGAGTATCACATAGTCATCAGGTGGTAGTATTGCATTTTTTAATGCTCTCTTCTTGACATCACGGCTCGGTAAGTTTTGGAAGTTTACTTTATCTGAGCCTGACCACCGTCCTGTGTGGGCACCATAATACTTAAGAGGTATAGGTAACATACCTTTGTTACGAGAACCTATATCTATAAATCTTTCAATCCTAGATTCTTCCATAGTTGATTTTGTACCTAACCTTACAGCACATAGTTCTTGAATGAATCCATCTTCATGTTCACATAGTTCTATAAATCCTAAATCATTTTTAGCTAAAGCATAGGTTTCTTTTTCTGTTGTGGGAGATATTTTTAAGGGCACCTCTATCCCGAAATCTTCTAGTAGCTCAGCAAATTGTTTGTTACTTGCTAACTTCTTCCTAACTTCTTCCTCAGTATCACACTTTAATTTATTCATTAGTGTACCAAGTAAAGCTTTCTTTTCAGTCTTAACTTCATCTAGTCTTGTTATAAGAAGTCCATCATCAACACTTAGTAAGGGTTGAATAAACATTCTTAGGGTTAAGTCTATGAGTTTAAATTCTATAGCTGGAAAGTTTTTTTGAAGAATAATAAAAAGTTTAGCAGTAAGCTCAACATCATTTTTACAGTAGCCACCATACCCATGTAATTCGTGAGGTAAGAAATCCTCTAAGCGTTTGCCTTTAGCATCTAAAACTTCTGTACCTTTTTCACCTAGTTGATATAGTTTTGACAGTGCTGCCAACGAACCCCCTGCATTAGTACCGTGAATTGCACGTGCCATAGATAAGGTATCTATATATACCTCAGGAATTATGTTGAATATCCATGCAAGTATAGTTCCATCGAACTGCATGTTGTGAGCCACAAGTCCACACTCATGAATGTTATAGGTGTTTAAAACTTCTTGGAGTTCTTCGTGAGTACCTGAGTACCATTTAGTAGACGAGTCATCTACCTTGATAGCAAACCCTATAACTTGAAACTGAGGGTCTCTTATATAATGTTCAGTGGTATACTTTCTTAACCCATAACCTGAATCATAAAATGTTTCAAAATCTATGGTAATAAAGTGTTTCATTTACGGTACATTTCCTTATATATTTCCTTATGTACTTTGTCATATTCATTTTGTAAATAATAAATTGCATCTTGTAAACAATCTAATTTTATTACGTTAGGCTCCATATTATGATAAGCCTTTAAAAATTTAGGTCTTACTTCCTCACCCTTTGTGTGATAACTTAAAGTTATTAATTGTTGCATTATTTTTTCCTCTCGTTTTTAGGTTTAATACACACACCCTTTAAATCTTTTGTGTGCCCACACCACCACTCTTTATAAAAGAACTTAGCGGGTTCTCCACACTTATGACACTTTCTTTCTTTATTAAAATCTACCATTTGTTAGCATATAAGGTATGTTCATCTCTACAATACACCGAACACCATCGTCTTTTATCTTTTATTTTCTTTTCACACCAAATACATTTACCTGAGTTATTATTTTCTACTGAAGTATCTACTGTCTTAAGAGTAAACTTAAGGCGAGCCTCTATCTCGTCATTAGCCATGTCTATTTCGTCAGCCAATCTTTCATTCCTCTAGCGTTATTAAAGGCAGTTCCGTTTGCAGACGATGGCCTCTTCTTTGGTAGCTTTATTAATCCTTGTTTATCAAAGTCTATTAAAGTAGCATAGCCTAATCCTGTTGCTTGAGATAGTTTGTGTCTACTAAATTCTGGGCGTTTCTCTTGCCATTCTTTAATTAGTTTAACTGCATTTTCTTTTTCTGATTCTTTCATTATTACCCTTTAGTTTGTAAACTGTATTGACGCTCTAGGTATCATATGATACCAGTTCTCCCTAGTCCTCACATGAACCCCCGACACAATACTTTCCATTGAGTATCTCATCTGCTAAGTCCTCTGAACAGAGCTGGCGTTCTTTAGTTTGGATTTCATCTTCGATGTGTTTCACAAATGATTTATCTATCATTAGCGTTTTTACTTCAGCTAAAATATCTTCTGCGTCTGCCTTGTGTGTATCACCTATAGAATGTTCATCTAATAATTCTATATAATGATTTAAAAGTCTTGCTACTTTAGTGAATAGTTCTTCAGTCATTTAGTGTCCTCCTATTTAGCAATGTGTGAACGGTCACATAGTGCCATTCAAAAAATCTTCTAACTCTTGTGCGTACCACCTTAGTTTACCTGCGTCATCTACCTCGTCTTGTTTAGAACCTTTCAATCCTATGCGAGTGTTGTATTTCATTATTGTGCCTTTAAGATATCCTTTGTATTCTTGGTCTGTTAGTTTAGCACGAATAATCTTAATTGTCTCAATACCTTTTTTGTAGTGAGGGGGATTGTTTACTAAGTCTTCTTTGCTCACTTAAACTCTCTTATTATAATTGGTGTAACAACGACTCTAGCATATCTATATTGTGCTCGTCAATTATTATTGAGAATCCTTTAGCAGTTTGAATGTCTTTGAGATGTTTTCTTTGAAGTGCAGTAGGTCTACCTCCATTGGCTTTGCACTCTATACCAACGAATAATCCTTTGTAACAAGCAATGATATCAGGTACACCATTAGCACCATAGCCTCCTGTTGCAGGCATGCAATGATAAGCACCTAGCTTATCTAATATACTTTTTACTTTAGTCTTTACTTTCTTTTCGGGTGTCATTAGTTACTCCTTGTAACAGGTGATATTCATCTGTGTTAAGAATAACTATATACCATTTCTCAGATGCACGCCAACCAACATTTTTTAATGCAGTGTGGGGTTCACTCATAAGAGTAGCAGAGTTTATAATATATTCAGGAGGAGTATTGTCAAATACAGTTGATATTAGAATGAGCTTGGGAAGGATATAACTAGGAAGTGTGTCATGAGTATACCTCCTACGATACTTATTTGTAAGGTAACAAATATACTCAGACTCGGTTTTTTGAATTGGTACTTTTATATAATCTTTACTGTAAGGTAAAGCACTTATCTCATCATTCTTTATCATTAAACAGTAATACCCATTCTTGGTCAGCCAGTTTATTATGTGTAGAACAAGCTATTATACTCGCTTTTTCACTATAGATAGGCTTCCTGTCTCGTAAAGTATAACTAGCTATTGATTCATCTACACTCATACCTCTAGTCTTTATATATTCCTCTCTTATCATAGACCATAAAGTCAAGCGTGGGATAATAGTATCTGAATCTTTGTGCTCATTCAAATCTAAATAGCCTTGGGTATCTTCCTCTATAATAAAATTATTAAGGGCGTGAGGTTCAGCCTTTAAACTTGATAGCTCATCTTTATGTGTATCAAATTTACCCTTAGTTACAAAGTGAATGTCAGGCGACAAGTTATCTTTACCTATTATCCAAAATGATTGAGTAGCTAACTTTATTTCATTATCCCTTTGCCTTTGCTCAAACTCATTTGCATACTTTACATCATCTAATTTTTGTTGGAGTTCGGCTCTAAAAGTTTCAGTCATAGGATAAGTCTTAGGGTGTAACAAATGCTCTAAAATAACTTTGCCCTCAGGTGATGATGAGCTTGTTCCACGTGCTAAGTCATATAGATTTTTATCACTACCTTTTATCTTTTCTAACTCTTTACAACTGTACCTCAGTTGATTATCTAATAACTCAGCGTAAGTGGGTATTAAATTTGTATCATATCTTGCGATAAGTTTCTTACATAATTTACTCCACTTCACAGACTCAATGTAATTATTCCTATCTGATATCCTCCATGATTGTATCTCGGACATTCCTACAAACATAAACTTTTCTTTTTCTTTATTTGATTTTACAATAACTCCAGTAGGTACACCCTTAGATGTGCACATCAAATAAGATATATTTGGAGAAACTTTATTATCTTCTTCATACTGTTTCCAATCTTTAGTCACAGTAATTTTAGTATCTTTACTATCGAGATGACGAACCTTTACTCGGCTTAAAACTAACCAACCTAACTTATGATTCAGTTCGTTTATCATAGGTAATAGTTCTGAATATATATAAATACATTCTTTCCTTTCTTCCCCTCTATAATACTTATCACTAACTTCTTTCCACTCAGTAAATTTCATTTTAATACTCCCTGTTAAAGGTATGTGAAAGTCACACACCTCGGTTTAAGAATTTGATTTCTAAATGTTTATTGCTAGGTATCCTAAGCTCTTGCCATGGTATTTCCTCAGTCACATATGATTCTTCTTGTTTATATAATTCAACCCTCATGATGTTTAAGATATCTTTTTGTAAATCTTTTTCTATAACATCTGTCTCTTGTTTATTCCAAGGTGTAGACATATGCATATCATGTCCACCATGTGAGTTTTTAAATGTATCAATCACATATTGAAGTGGATTAGATTCTAGGGTTACTGAATCATCTACTGTTTTAAGTTGCAAGTTAAGTTGCTTATAAGTGATACGCTCTAGCCATAGTTTTGCTATGGTCATAGGTTCTTTATACTTCTTACGAACCTCAGAACCTTTTTTAGGGTTAACTTTCTTAGTAACTATTTTATACTCCCATTCTTTTAAGGGTTCATCGGTATTAATGTTGTATCGCATACCATTTACAACAGGCATTTGTTTAGGCGTTACAATATTTGTACCATCTTGACCATCAAACCTACTCAAAACTATACCCCCCTTAGTAGCGTCTTGTTGTATAGTGTAATACCTACCCAATAAATTGTACATTAAGCCAACCTCTCCATTTCCATAATAGTCTTGGGTGAATGTCACATATTGTAGATTCTTACCATCGACTCCTATTTCATCTTCATCGCTATGGTCATGTAAAGTAAATAGAGTTGAGCCATAATAATTAAAGCTAAGTAAAGTTTCATTTTCAAACACCTCAATCTTAAAGTATTTATGCCCCTCTGTTCTTTTACCCCAAGGATATTCGTGGGGACGCTTTCGGTATTCCTTTTGTTCTTTTACTGTTTTATAACAGTAATCTATTAGACCCTTAAACATTTTCATCTCCCTCTAATTGAAAAGTAATTACTTCTTCCTCGGATTCCTCTACTGCTTTACCCTCTCGGATGTGTGCTAACACTTGGTCGGATAGTTCAGCCTTTAATTGAGTATCTAACTCAATACCCTCATCGGTGATTAGCACATCGTTGCCATCATCATTTTTCTTGACAATGGCAAAGGTTATGTTTTCCACATATACAAACGCTACATCTTCAGCTTTAAGCTTCATCACAATCCTCCTCTCGTTTACATTGATTACAAACAAAATCATCAGGGTTAGTTTCCTGATAGAAATTATCTCCACATTGCTTACACTCTACCTCCTCTGCGTCTTTTAAATCAGGTGGTAAATTGCTACCCCAGTTTTCTTTTTCATCCATTACAAAACCCTCCATAATATAAATGCACCTAGTGTGCACAACACACCTAAGATAAATCCTAAGCGTCTATTGTTTCTTGCCTTACGCTTTTCAAATTCGTAAGCAGTTTCGTATCTGTTCATATACCAGTTCTCCTATAGGGACTATGTGAATTACACATAGTCTTGTTTAACAACTGTGCCTGTGCTTGGCAAATACTTATCCGTGTTAGTCACAAGCCATAAAGTTTTACTACTTATATTCCACTGAGGTTTATTGAACCAACCATCAGTAAAAACTAATATCCCCTCAGCATTGATATGCTTATCGGTAATGTAATCAGCGACACATTGCACATCGGTTCCACCACCACCCTGAGGTTTGAGAAGTTTAGCTATGTCTTGATAGTTATCAGTGAAGACTTGCTCGCCATGAACCTCAGTATCCCACCAAAGAATTCTTACCTTTTCGGGACTACAAGTTTCACATATGCTCGCCACCTCAGATGAGAATGAATTAAGTTCACTCGTACCTATCGAGCCTGAGGTATCAATCGCCACTACTATCTCGCCCACGCTATCGTTCTCTGTACTTGGTAAATAGATATCATCAGCTAGGTATCGCTTGTTAAACTTTCGCCATGTATATTCATCTACCCCCTTTGTAACCGAGGTTACAAAATCTTTTAATACTGTTTTCCAATCTACCTTGGGTGCTAGAGATTCACCTATTGCTCGTGGTGTTTTACCACTACCGAACCTACTTGCCATAAGTCCCCCCTCTCGTAAAGCTTCATCTACTTTCTTATCCTGTGCTTTCTGCTCAACACCTGTCATAGGTTGAGATTGCCCGCCTTCGGAACCTGAACCTGAGAAGTCATGCTCATCAAGAGATTGAGGAGGTGGGTTACCATTCTCCTGTTGTTTTTGTAAGTCACGAAGTACCTCATTGACAGACCAATTATGATACTTCTTATCTAACAATGCCCCCTCAGGTAATTGACAATGTTTCTTATCCACGAAACTATCAATGATGTCGTTTACCACATAATCAGCACATGCATTGACAAGTTGAGGTTCTTTTTTAAACTGTACTTTGAATCGTGACATATGCTTGAGAGCAACATGTAAATTCTCATGCATAACTAATCCTCGCAGTTCAGCGTCAGTCAATGGCTCAATAAACTTTCTACCATATCTTTTATTGAGTCCATCAGTATATGCAGTTGGGCAATCATCAATTACTGTGCTCTCGCCCATCATCATAATGCCTGAGTAAAGAGCAGTCTCAGGGTGTTGCATTAAAATAACATGTGCTCTTTTTAGTCTATCTTGTCCTGTTGCTTTCATACCAGTTCTCCTAGTTGGTGGTGTGTGAAAGTCACACACCTCTGATTAAAAGTCTAGCCGTTTAAGTCAGTAACCATCATCTGATTATCTAACATCCATTTTGTTATACTCTTGTTCTGTGAAGCAAAGGCGAATGTTCTCTCATTCTTTGCCATCATTGAAAAGAATACTGCTTGCATTTCATCAGCCTTGATTCTATTGATAAACTTCATCACTGAGTCACACTCATCATGAGATTGAATTTTATCTACAAGCATGAACATGGTCATGAGTTGAGCCGAGATAGACTCAGGCAATGCTATCCCCTCAGGATTCTTAAGGATTTGGTCGTACATCGGTATCTCTTTCTCACTTGTCATGAGAGCAGACATATCAGCACTCGCACTCGCACCTATCGTACCTGATAGGGCACACAAGGTGGCGTTCACACCTAACGTTTCTCGGCTATCCATAATTACACTAGCTTTAGCTAATGAGCGTGGAGAACAATAAGAGAGTTGAGGATTCTTAGGGTTGAAGATGTATGGGTTCTCATCTCCATCGCCCTCGTTCCTGTAACTATGTAATGCACGAGGGAACATATGTACCCAAGCTCTAATCAATGGGTGCACCATGTTTTCAGTTGCCCATGGTAGCCATTCGTCTGCTGTCGGTTTCGCCATCTCCATAATACAAACTCGGTTACCTGCATGAGCCAACATTGTGTCGCCCACCCCATCAGACTGATTGTTTGATGTACCAAAGACAATCGAACCCTCAGGTAATTTCCTGTCACCAACACAACGCTCTAACATTAGGCGAGTGAATATCACTTGTAACATCTTTGGTGCTTTCATAAACTCATCAAGCAGTATTACCTTAGGCTTAGTGCTATCAAGTTTAAAGATTGAACCCACATAGTTCTCTAAAGATTTTGTAGTGTGGTTCGGGATAGTCATTGCAATGTCAGACATATCCATAACAGGACAATCAACATAAACATAATCGTATGTGTCCCCTAAATCTTTCTCAATCATATTGAGTAGGGAAGTTTTACCACACCCTGGCTCGGATTGAATGATAGGTGTAAGTTCTACACCAATAGTTGGTATTGCTTTTCTTAGTTCTTGAATTGATACTGTATACATAATAGTTCTCCAAATTGTTGTATGTGAAAGTCACATACGATTAAATGAACTTGCTTAAGATATCATCTACTTTAGTTTTAACCTGATGTCGCTCGGCGTCACTCTCTTGTAGCGTTTCTGTATCTACATCTTTCAAAACTTTCTGTAATGATTCTGTTGCTTTGACTACCTTTGCTGATAACTCATTGTTTATCGGCTGAAAGTTTTTGAAGTTCTCGCACATCTCTTGGGCACTCTTGAGTGTCCTATCAAAGATTTTTCCTTTCTTATAAACAATCTCGCCCTTTGCATTGGTCGTTTCTGTAATCTCACACCCTTTGGATATTCTTTGCAAGATGTCAGTAACCTTGAGTTTCTGAGTTTCGAGTACATTGTCCACTATCTCCTTGGTTTGTTTTTGGTATACCTTTCGCAAATCTTCGGCAATATCTTTTGAGATACTACATCTGAAGTCATGCTCAGGCACTTCTGCCACACTTAACTGCATACGATACATTCGTCTTACTTCCTCAACGGGTGGGTAATCTCCCTCGTTATACATATCCCCATGCTCAAACTTCATGTTGCTTTTTATACTGTCGTACTGTGTACAAAACTTATTCACAAGGTCATTAAAGTTTTCCTCATGCTCTAAGTATTGGCTCTGCCATTCACCTAACATCATTGATGGTAAAAGGTACTGTGTTTTACTCCAAGCGTATGCAGTATTGTTTAACCATTTACGGATGTGCTCTTGATAGTTCTTGATACTTTTATGAATCGGGTTGCCTGATAAAAGATTCTTAACAAACTTACCTGACTGCTCTGACGCTTTCTTACCTGATGTAACTTCAAACGATATGCCTTGGTCAGTTTTTGTTGCAGACCATGTGTGCATATCTATACTAACTAACATCGCTGAGGTTGATAATGAAATCAAATGCTCAGGTTGTTGTAGTTCAGTTTTTAGTTCATACATAATAGTTCTCCCTAAGTTTATAAAGTGGAGCAATGTGTAACTTCACACTGCCCCAAGTAAAAGTACAATCCATGGCGTCTGTATCTCTCTCACCATAGATTATAGTATACCACAGCTATACTAATATCAATACAGCTGTTGTTACTGAATGTCATCTGCTATCCTCCTCTTGTTCTTGTTGATGTTCGACCAATGATGTCTGTTCTTCAACATCAAGTTGGTCAGTGTAAGAATCCACGGTCAAGTGCGATTCATTCTGTTCTTTTATCATGTCTAACATTATCTCTTTGTTGCTACTTAGCTTGTATCCATGGTTTTTTGTCATTTTCCATGGTTTTTTGTCAATGATAGTATCTTGTATATAAGTAGTTAGTTTTTTTCTCCATTTTTTACTCATCTTCAATCTCCCTAAAATTTAAGAATGTGTGATTGTTCACATGTTTCCATATAAAGTTTACAGTTGGTTTTTTCCATGTTTCTCCAGCTGATATATCTATTTTACGGTAATGGAGGAGGTATCCCGAGTTAACCTATCACGATAGTCCATCGTGTTTTTACTTCATGTTTGGTGGTGCATGTAAGTTCGGGAATATCTAATGTGTTTGCCACCTACCTAGTATGCGATAGTTCGAAACCATGTCAGGGCGAGTTTTTTTGGGGTGAACGGGGGGTTGAAGCTACGTTCCTAAATGTTCTGTTCCAAAAGACCCCAAAGTTTACTAATAGAACGGAACACGAGGTTGAGAAAAAGTTAAACCCT